CGATCCAACTGCTTCACCGTGAATGTCAGCTGCATCGTAACGGATCTGTAGTGTAATTTGCATTACGTCACTGGTTGCATAATTGTTTTCACCGTAGTTTACGTTTTGAATGAAACATCCGTTTAAACTCCAGCTTTCAATTACTAATCCTGGTTGACTACCATCTAGTTGTTCAATTACAATACCAAACTTATAATCACGACCTGCTGTTGGGGCACTTTGCAAACCTTGGTTCAATTGCTTTTGTAATTGACTTGCTACGTGTTTAGTAACAGTACCGTTAATATCATCACGTAATGTTAGAGTAATCGGTTCCCAGCTGTGCTTACCTGCAAGATAAGCACGACTGTTATACGCATCTAACGTAACTTCGTCGTGTGTCAAACTTGGGCGTGTAACGCTGACAACGTTTTGTGTCATTTCAACCGTACTACCGTTATTTCTACCAAAGTCGTATAAGTTAACTCTGAATCGATATTGGAGTTTAGGCATCACCATTGCATTAGTGCCTGTTGTTGGAACTCCAAATTGTGTTAAATCTGCCATGTTGTTTCTCCTTCGGCTATTCTATTTATCATTATGACAACTCGCCGGTATTGACAACACGAACTGGAATGTAAATGAATTCAGCGGCCTTAACTGGTTCGATGGCTACATCAATATACAATTCGTTTCTATCAATTCTGGCAGGTGTGTTGTTTGTTTCGTCGCAAACAACGATGAAGTCATAGATAGCACGTTTGGCAAGCAATTCGCCTAAGAAACTATCAAAAACTTGTTTTACATTAGCACGAGTAATTTTATCGTTTGGCTCGAAAATAAACGGACGAGCCAACGGGTCAAAACGTTCACGTAGATATGCTAGTAAACGAGCAACGTTAACTCTGTCTAAAGCACTAGAACCTGTTTGTAATGTCTTTTGTCCGAAAACATAAACACCTTGTCCAGGGAAACGTGCGATTGGGTTAATACCAAGTCTGCTACCGTCGCCGTATAATGTATCTCGCTGGCCTGTTGTCAATGCCAACGGAATAAATTCGCCTTCGCCGTTGATATAGCCTACGTTACTAGCGTTGGTTACAACACCGCGTGTTAAACCAGCCGGTGCAAACCATGGATAAGCAACTTGGTCATTGTAAGCATATGTGCGTAGAACTACATGACTTGCTGGAACAACAACATCGTTACCACTTAGGTCTGTTGCTAATGCACTTGGGTAATAGCAACCTGCTTGATAAGCACTGCCGCCGCTGACAATTAAACCGTCTTCACCTGTGCTTGTTGCATTGTTACCGCTTATCCAGTTAATCAGTGTTTGGCCTTGTGGGGCTAAACGCATAGGAGTATCGACAATAACGAATGCAGTTTCTTTACGATCTGTGTTCAATGACAACATTTCGTCTAACAATTCTGGATAACCTGGAGCAGCAATCAGTGTAAAGTAAGTCATTTCTTCACGAATTGTTTCGTTACTAGTAACTGCACTTTGCAATGCTCTTACTACTGCGCGGCGCTGTGCTTTGCGCAACATATACGGACTACCGTCTTCTTTGTTACCGCTTATTGTGAACCATGCTTTATCACCAGTAGCAACGCCGTTGGCATCTAACACATCGCTGTATTGTTTAACGTTACCTGTAGATACCATACTGTTCCATAGTAAAATACCATCTGGGAATAATAATGGATCTGGGGCATTTTCGTCAACGGCTGTTGCGCCGCCTGTGCCATTGGTCGTATCTTGTGCTGTAAAGGTTAAATCGGCAAATACAACACCATTAGGAGTCGTTTGATCTGTGATACTACGCGATTCCCATGTGCCGCCTACATATTCATAAATTGCTGGATAGTTTTCTACATCACTGCTGTCGATCCAGAAGTCGCCATTAGAAGCGCCGCTAGGCTCAGTGGAGTCTACTATGATATCACCACTTACTGGTTCCCATTGTCCGTTAGCTTTAACATACAAGTCTACTGACAAGCTTGTATTATACCATAATGTACCGTCAAGTGTTGCACCTGTAGGAGCACTAGCACTTGCTTCTTCGCTTAATGATTCCCATGAAGAACCATTATAATAACGAATTTCGATATTTGCTATACCAGCTGCGACTTTGGCAAAAACTTTGCCGGCGCTTAATGCGCTGCCAAATCCTGTTGTAGCAGCACTGTCGCTGATATAACTAGGAACAGTGACCACTGTCCATGGACTGCTGTCTGGAATATTAGCACTTACATATTTTTTAACTAGAACACTTAAACCACTGTTTGGTGTTGTTGTTTTAATCCATACATCTCCCGGTGTTGTTGCAGATGGAATAGTATAATGTGGACTTGCAAATACTGTTTTGCTTAGTGCAGCGTTAGAACAAATAATCCAACTACCGCTGACCTTTTTGTAAACTTGATAACTAGAAACTACACTAGTTGCTACAACTGCGTAATCGTCGTCGGAACCTATAGAACTTGCAGGAACAAGACCTGCACTGCTTGCAGTATCTGTCAAATCAGTGACAACTATAGGAGTTTTGGCAACCCATGCATTTCCATTTGCTTCAAAGATACCCCAAGACGTATTCGATAAATCCAACCAATAGGTGTTGTTAGCAGGCGCACCTGCTGGCTCGATGTCTGTTGGTTCTAATTGTAGCAAGTCAATATCTGCACGAAGAACATAAGCACGATTGGCAAGACCGAGATAGCTGTAAGCTGCCATCAATCCGTATTCGTTTACTTCTGCGCCATGTACCGCTGTACCGTTTACTGTTTTAAATTTAGGCTGACCAAATTGCTCAACTAGTTCTCGCTGACTAGTTAGCAAATAAGGTGTATTAGCATTTGCAGGAATAGTTCCTGCTGCATAGCCTGTGCCACTTACGTTATCTTTGTTAGATTGTGTAGCTAAAATGATTAAAGGAACTGTTCCTTGGCCAGCAGATCCGAATTGACTTTGGTCAATAATCGAAATCTCTACGCCTGGTGATGTTAGTGCCATATGTTTCTCCTCTATAGGTTATACTTATTTATAACTTTTCAAGGAAACCAGGCTATTTAGCGGATTTTACATTTTTACACTTTCAGGATGCACCACGGTTTCTACTTGATTAAACAGAGAATCTAATGTAGAATTGTTATCTAATATATAATCAAATTTAGTACCGACCCATGCAGTCTCACTGGCATGGACTCCCAATGCTTTGAGCTTTTCAGCAGCAAAAGCATCTCCATTATTTGCCTTAGCAGCCATAACATGCCAACTAGGCAACTCTCCGCGGTTAACACAGACAATAACACCATCGGCATTCTTAATGCTACTAATTTCGTTAGGGAAACGGCAATCGCTGATAACGATGTTATCTTTACTTCTACGCAATTTATTCTCTACACTAGCAATCCAAATGTCGTCGTGAAAGCCTTTTCTGCACACTTCTGTACCCCATTGCTGTAATACCCATCTAGGAGTTAACGTAGGAATACTTAAACGTTCTGCCCACCAAACGTCGACTTGTTCACGCCACTCTCTGGCTTCCTTAGTACGACCTTCAAGCATTACTCGGTCCCAGCCAAATACTGCGGCCACTGCATCTTTTAAAGTGTTAGCAAAACTTTCCCTGCGAAAGCCATGTACGTTTACTAGATAATCTGCTACTGTATCTTTACCAGAACCTATAAAACCACATACACCAATAATCATTTTAATGTCTCCTCTAACCATTGTTTACATTCGGGCCATTGCTTGTATATATGAGCCAGGCCTCCTGCATTACGCCATTCTTCGCAGTTGCTTGTTCTGTCATCAATTAATATATCGCCTTCTCGACAATGACGCTGCTTGTCGTGACTAAATGGTCCGAAGAAAACTGTAATGTCGGGGTATCGCTCATGTGCCCACCATACTTTATCGCTGGCAGCATAAGGCATAGTGTAATCATGTGGTAGTGCTGTTAGAAAGAATAAGCCTGATCCTGTTCTATCTCTATAGTCTCTGCACCATTGTACAAGTTCATCGGCGCCTGCTTTTTTAGGAAGGTCACGATAGAATCGTTGTCTTGTTTGAAGTTTTTTCCAGTCACTGTCTGGAATACGTTCGTTATAATCCCAGTCACGCTTAACCATTTCTCTAGCAGTTGCTTTCCAATCTGCTACAACATCATCCATGTCTAAATATATATTCATACTACTAGTATATAGTAATAGAATCTATTTGTCAACAACAATTATATATTTTCTTCGCTTTTTAATTGATATACATCACCTGTTACGTGAACGTATTGCGAGTTATGTTTCAAATTTAATATACTATCTACAGAATGGAACACACATTTGGTATTAACAAGTATATTTTTTCCTATATTAGCACAACGATATATACCTATATTTCGATGTTGTATACACTCGTTCCAGCCCGTTCCCATAAAATAAATGTTTTCGATGTCTGGATTTTGCCCAAGAAGGTTGGCAAAGTCATCAAACAGTGTCAAAGAAATTTGTTTTTTTTCTTTGTTGACATAATTTAATATTTTATCAGCGGTTTTGTGTATTTTACCTGTGCCATTATACCAAGAATTATCATGCGTAAAATCCTCGGTATCATAGGACGCCAATACCACTATTTTAATCTGCGGTGTTTGATCTAGGAACTTAATAATATTTGTGTATACTTCTTCGAATGCTTGTACATAGTTGTCAGTGACCTTGCCACTCATGTCCCAGCAGTCTATCAGGACTGCTACTGAATTTAATTTAAAAATTTCCATTATGTTTTAGGTGTGGGATTTTCGCCAGTTAATTTTGGTCTAGCAAACCATAATTTAAACCATTCGTCTGTTCCAGGGCGAATATTATTCTTTCGCATATACTCGCCCTTGTCTGTACCAATTTCGCCGGAGATAGGACTTTCGGCATTCTTATCAATGCCGGCAAGTTTACGTAACGTGTCTTTATCCAATTATAAACCCCATTGGATCACTGCCGTCTACATATAACTCTAAGTCTCTATCTAACTTTTCGATTTCTGCCTGTGCTTCACTTTTGAGGTTATCACCATTCAAACTTGTTCCACCTTGTGGACCTGCAATGGTACTAAACTTGCTACGAGCTTCGCCTAGGATAAACTTGGCCTGTGCCATAGCATAGTCTTTAATCCACGGGCCACAATAAACATCGTTGAATAATTCATCATCCGATTTTTCAACAAATGCCCAAAGATATATTTCGTCATCTTCTCTAAACTTGCGGTGAATGAATAACTTATGATCACCGGGATTCCACGTAAATGTACAGTATGCCCCGAACATACGTGCTAACAATTCCCTACGATCTGCATATAGTTCGTAGTTTAGTAAACCCGAAAAATTTGTGTTACTTTGCAATAACATATTACTCAAGTACATTGTGTTAAATGGTTCAAAATCAACCCCTGTACTACTAATACCCATTGATCCGGTGTGACGTAAAAACACATCACGAATATTAACCACTTGCTGTGGTAATTGATATTCTTGTTGTTCTTTATATAAGTTTAATTTAAGAAACTTTTCTATAACTGCTCTGCTACCGCGCTGACGATATTTGCGTAGTGCTTTATTAATGGCCAGTTCATAGTGTGCCGAATCTAATTCAACATCAACCATGCCGCCACCTAGGCGTAATTCTATTTCACTGATTAATTCGTCCTTGACGCTCATAAGAAAATCTCCCGTTATGTATATTTAGCGGGAGATTTAGGTTATGGAATTAATATAGTAAGCAACCCAACGGGATTCCGAATTGCCTATCCTGACTTGCTGATTTAGCAGTTTCAAAAGGAACTTTTTGCTTTAACCTAATAGAATTATTATTATTTGGGTACCAATTAGCATATAAGTAAATCCATGATCCACCATATACTCCATCATACCAATTTGCAAAATTAAAGTTTTGTACAGTGCCGTCACCACCATTGTTATGGCCTACATTCGCCCATTTTACAATAAAAGACGGATCGTCTAAAGTGTTAAGAAAAAGTTCAACTGCTTTGTGTAACCTATTTTCTAATATCGGGTCTATTGCAACTCCGGCCTGTTTAGCCAAATACATAGATGTCATTATTTCATTAAGAGATGACCAGTGATACCACATAGCCCTGTTACCTCGAGTAGTTCTGTCTTTGATAGATCCATCATCATTAACCAAAGGCAAGATACCCTGCATTAATTTACGTACTAACGGCTCTGTTGCGGCAATTCCGGACCGGTCTGCAACACGCCGGATTTCCCAATGATATCTACCCATACCTAGACCAAAAAATACATTATCAGGATTAGGTGTATTTGTATCCCAGAAATCTAGCCAGCTCATGATTTTAGAATGCTTGGCAGGTTCGTTTTCCTTAGCCCAGTCGGAAATAAGACTATAAGACGGTCTAAGGGATTCAACCATTTCCATTATAAAATTATTATCTTGAATTGCACTGAGATCGTTGCCCTGCGGGTCTACCCATTGCGTACATGTAGAGTCCCATCCGGTAACTGGATTCCAACATAGTCGACTGCCTTTGAACGCATCTGCTTCGGCCCATCGATGTATGTTTGATACTAGTGTAGATTTTAAACTTGTATCATTTTTCTCTTTTGCAACAGCTGAAAAATTAGAAAAAGCAATTACAAAATTTTGGCTAGACTCTGCACCTGGAACACTTTTGGAATTATACCAATTACTTGTTAGTCCTGAGAAATTATATACTGGCGCCGCATCAAGTAGATTTGTAGAATTTTGTACTCGGCAACTGATTATATCAGTAGTTACTATAGGCGGTTGTGGTAACGTGGACTCTTGGCTACCCGAGCCACCGCCACAGGCAGTCAACGAACATCCAGTTAACAACAATACCAAACTAGTGGTAATTAATTTCTTTTTCATTTGTATACCTTTAACAAAATAATGTCTGCGCCAATCCTGCCATTGAGTTTAATCTCTGTGGCTTTAATACCTTTAAACCATTTTTTAGCAGCCGGCTTACCTGTGGCTGTAAACTCTTTGATCTGTTCTTTTGGCTTTCGCAGAGTTTTTTGCACACTTGCTGTAGCATCAAATCCTAAAATCGCAGTACCTTTAACACTGAGTGTACCAGCGTACTGATCTGCGATATAGATACCCAATTTGCGAGTTTTTGTATTGTAAACCCAAAGCTCTTGAGCTGTAAGAATGGTAGTAGGATCTACACTTTTAAGTGCAAGCTCTTTAAACTCTTTGGCATACTTCAATTTAGACACAACCTTTTCTGGGCTCACTGCTTTTTTCTTGCGTGGAGCTTTGGCTGCTTTCTTAACTACATTATAGCTGTTGGCATCAGTCAATGCTTGTGTCCACCACTTAATCATGGCAGTAACTTGCCGCTTGCCCAAATGCTTGTATGCCTCAATTACTTGTGCATCTTTAGTAGAGTTAACTTCTTCAAACTCTGCAATCTTTTTGCCAATGAACTCCTGTACAGTTTTAACTTGCACTGCTGGCACGTTCATAGTTGTCATCAACTCTACTAACTTGGGTTCACCTTTGAACTCTGCTGTAAAGTCATCGAATCGTCCTTCAAGTTCACCCAAAAACTCTGCTGTCTTTTCAGACATACGTTCTTGGATATTGAACTTTGGCTTTTCTTCTACGACTTGCTCTATAACTGCACTGCTAGTGTCGATGCCTTTGTCGGCTTCTTTAATATGACGAACAAGAGTACGAAGTGTGCCAAATCGAAGGGACAGTCCTACTCGACCTGCTCGCAGAGCAAAACCAACCGTAGGTCCTGGCCAGATATCGCCACGTTTAACTGCTTCTGCTAGTTTTTGGCGACGTGGATTACGTGCCAGGAATTGAGCTAACCATTCTGCACTTTTCTTTTTGTCTTGTGTATGTGCATACCAGTTAAGTGTACGCATAACCTGCGTACGATATTCACTGTCCGACCATTGAGCTTGTTCTTCTACGCTGGGATAAGTGGGTTCTTCACCAACATACTTAGAATCTACTTCTCGATAAACAACTGTTTTAGCCGGAGGCTCGTAGCGCCATGCTAATTTATCTGTGCTTACTGGTTTACGTGTTGCCATACTTACTCCTGGTAAAAGTGTAATTATACACTAGCTTCTATTTTGTGTCAATTTCAATTGCCCTGCGCAACAATAGCTCTTGTTTTGAGAACGCATCAATTTCCCAAGGCATATCCAAATACTTAGTTTTTTTGCTGTAGCGTTTACCTTTCCAAATTCTAGCATCATTTGGAAGGAACTTCATTTGCCCTTTGGCCAGCTGTTTAACGTGTACCATTTCGTGTGCTAGGGTACTGGCCATGTCCAATAAACTCACAGGAGTAAGACGTTTGGGCGTCTTGAGCAGGACCATCATGCAGTCTGCCGCTTCAATGTTCATTGTAGCACCTTGGAAATCTTCTTCCAAATCCTTAGTAACTTTTACTAAGACAGCCCGTTTACTGTTAGTAAGTCCCAACTGTTCAATATACGATGGCATCAAACTAGCCAAAAACTTTTTAACTTTGAGGTTGTCTGCTTCTACATCATATTCCATTATTCTGCCCTTGCTTTGCTAATGTATAACGTATTATAACATAAAAATCAATTTATGCCAATTAAAAACTTTAGGTAAATAGTTATACTATGCCAAGACTAAGCCTGTGGAAACCCGAAAAAACTAACGACTACCGTTTTATGGATAGACTTATCCGTGAGCAATTTATGGTAGGCGGTACTGGCGTGTTAGTACACAAATACCTACAACCAGCGGATCAAGGTGCCAGCACTGATCCAACTAAGCCTAACTATAGAGCAGACGATATACTCAACGAAACTAAGATACAAGACTTATTGTTTTTAGAGACTCGCGACAGAATTTACGATCCTGATATCTACGAACTTCGCGGAGTTTATAATGTAGGTGATCAGGACTTTGACTTAACACAGTTTGGCTTGTTTTTAAGTGCCGATACTATCTACATTACTTTCCATACTAACGACATGGTCGAGCGTATGGGGCGTAAACTTATGGCCGGTGACGTGATAGAATTGCCGCATGTTAGAGATGATTTATTACTAGACGAAAGCAAGCCTGCTATTAATAAGTTTTATGTTATTCAAGATGCTAGTCGTGCTGCGGAAGGTTTCAGTCAAACGTGGTATCCACACATATGGCGAATCAAAGCCAGCCCGATGACTGATGCACAGGAATACAAAGACATACTAAGTCAAACTGCTGACAATGGAGTAGATACATTAAAAGATGCATTAAGCACTTACCAGAAAGAATTGCAAATTAGCAATGCTATTATTCAACGTGGCGAACAACTTGCTCCTACAATTCTAGACGACGGCAGTAACATATTACAAAATACAACCAAACCATATCAAGCAGACGCCGATCCAGAATACAATCATGGCGAGCAACTAGACTCCGGTTTAAGTTTTCCGTTAACGCCGGATCAAGGCGATTTCTTCTTACGCACAGATTATCAACCTGCGGCTCTATTTGCTTATCGAGGAACTCGTTGGCAACGAGTAGCAACAGATAAAGGACCCGTCGACCTAAGAGACAAAGTTCTTAATGCCGCTGGATTTATTAATAATAGTGCCACAACAGTTGTTGGTAATCAAGAGTTCCCAGAACGTCAAGCATTAAGCCAAGTAGTATTACCCAAAACAGATTATTAATTATGCAACAATACTTTTACGACGAACAGATTAGAAAATACTTAACCCAATTTATGCGTATATTGGGCGGCTTTAGTGTTAAGACTGGCAAAGACCGAGACGGCAACGAAAGCTACATTCAAGTGCCAGTACGCTACGGTGATATCAATCGTATGGCTGCTCACGTTCTAAAGAATCAAAGCGAGAACATGATGAACACTGTTCCGTTTATTAGTTGCTATGTCACTGACTTACAGATTAGTGCAGAACGTAGAAGTAATCCAACACACGTTAGCAAAGTACAAGTCTATGAAAAGAAAGTAGACCCTGATACCGGAGATTATATCGAAGGCGAAGTAGGTAACACATATACTGTAGAGCGTTATATGCCAGTACCCTACGATTTAACTGTTCAAGTAGACATATGGACTAGTAATACTGATCAAAAGCTACAATTAATAGAACAGTTATTAGTATTGTTTAATCCTAGCATTAATCTAAAATCAAACAGTAATCCCTTTGACTGGTCAAACTTAACTTATACTGAATTAGTCAACGTTATTTGGAGTGTTAGACAAGTGCCGCAAGGCACAGACGATATCATCGACGTGGCAGCATTAAACTTTACTATTCCTGTATTAATTAATCCGCCTGCTAAAGTCAAACGTCAAACTCTTATTCATACTATTTTAAACGAAATTAAAAAATTAAAAGAAGAAGATCCATTGGATTGGGTCGAGGACGACCCGACACCTAACAAGCAATGGGTTGTAGTCACATTTGAAAATTTAAAATTACAAGTAAGAATAGAAGGAGACCGTGCTACACTATTAAACAAAGCAGGCGGACTTACAGACGACGAAGGTAATTTATTGACATGGAAAACATTACTAACACCCTTCGGAGATTTAAGATTAGGCATTAGCAATCTACGACTACGCAGAGGCAATGATCCCAGTGATCCAAACAGTGATATTGTAGCAACCATTAGTGAAATAGATGTAAACAATCCTAACGTTGCTATTATAGATGTCGATCAAGATAGTTTACCCGGCGCTAGTTTAGCTGCTATTAACGCTATTATTAATCCTAGCCGTGTTGCTCCGGGAAGAAATTTACCTGCTGCTGCAACCGGACAACGTTATCTAGTATTAGAAGATGTTC